GTAAGATGGTAGGACATCTCTGCGGCTCCACAATAAGATTTTCCTATGCGGTTAGCCGCCATCAATAAGCGTTGGTTATTACCTACCCCTGTTTCGTGGAATTCCTGTTGGTATGGGTACGGATCGTAAAAGTCAATCTTACTAAATCTTTGACGTTTTTTTATTTCCTTTGCTATTTCTACCGCTTTTTCTACGTCTACTGGCATAGATGATTGTATTGGCATTACCAACCACCACCACTAGGTTGGTAGTCAAATAAATTTATTTCGCCCTTCCGCTTCTTCCTATTAGAAATATTATAATCGTCAATAAGCGCGTTAATCCCAAGCCCCCCAAGTTCTGCCGCCGCTAAAGGTATTCCAAATATATCTCCAAAAACAGGTACTGCGCTTGCTCCAGAAATAGCAGACAAAATAGGATTGCCTGATTTTGCATAATCATTTGCGGCTTTTGCCGCCATGCCGTATCCTGCTATTGGCAATGCTTTTGCGGCTACTTTCCCAACTTTTAATGCCGCTTGACCACCGGGGGTATTTCCAAAATCCATTAAACCCTTGGCAATACTGTCAAGATAACTTAATCCCTGTTTGTTTATTTCTGGAGAACCCGATGCTCTAGTAATAATATTAGGATCATTAAAATCAAAAGGCATCCAATTTTGCCCTTCAAATCTTCTGTAAAATTGATCTAATCTAGGGTCGTGTAATAACCCATGCTCAGAACCACGCGCCGAAAAAGCATCCCCAGTAACACTAGATACTTGGCTTGGGAAATGTCCTCCCCCCATTGATCTAGGGTATATATGATGTAATTGTTTTAGTTCATTTGCCGCAACATCATTAGGGACTAACTCGCCTGCATCGTGGTATTTTTTTATTATAGCCCTATTGTGATCGTAGGACTCTCTTAATTCTTCCGTCCACTTTTGTTTTTCGGATTCTGGAAGAGTATCCCACCATAAAGATGCTTGCTGTTTCGGCGTTGCTTCAAGTAAGCCTGCCGCCGCTCCCTTACCTTCGTTATATTTCAGCCAGTTAGCATAGCCCTCTTTTGCTATTCTTCTTGTATAAGAGTCAAAGGACTCATTAAGCCTTGTTTTCTGACCTTCTAAAGTGGCTCCTTTTCCTCCAAGACCTCTTGCCGCCCTTTCTTCCCCTGATTTGGCGTTGCGCCTTGCGTCACTTTCGCTTACACTATCAAATAATTTTTTTTCATCCTCAGTTAAATCGCTTTCTAAAATGCTACCATCTTTCAAACCGTCTCTTAATTCTACATATTTATTGCGCTTCAACTTGTTGTTATACAGTTTATTCGCGCTGTTTTTTGCTTTTGACAGTTCACTTAAAAGTTCTTTAGGCGCATTAATCCCCCCATTTTGCCTAACTTTATCAAGAGCCTCTTCATATCTGGCGACACCTTTTTCGCTAACAAGCCCACTATTTAATTTTCTGAGAAATTCTTTGTGGTTTTCTTCTGAGGAATACTGTAAAAAACCTATTTTTTCAGGATCAATTTTATGCTTTCTGGATTTGACCGCCCCATCATAAGCCTTCCGTAAGGCTTGCCTATCATCGGGAGTACTTATTACATCTTCAAAACTTTTGCCCTCTACCTTGCTGTAATTCCTTGCTTCTAGGAATTCATACATCTTGCGATATTTATCCCTATCGAACTTCATTTCAATTCAGGGGGCCAACAAGGGCTTCCAGTTCTCGTTGTAATTCCTCCGTTGATTTCTCTTCAACGTGTGAGACTTCCTGTTTGATCTTCTCAGTGGGTTTAAGACCAGCCCTGTCCAGTATATCCTTCACAGCGCCAAGCCTCACAGACTCGCTCTCAGCGCCTTCTGAGAGGTTTTTGAGAACCATCAATGCACCGGGTACGCAGTCCTGAATCATCTTGCGGGTGCGTTCCTCAATCTCTCTGGCAAACTGATTCTTTAACTCATACCCTCTCTGCTTGGGATGGGAATACCCTGCAATCTGTGCGGCTTTAGCGGCGCACCCATGCAGACAGTATTGTTCAATAAATGTTTCCTGTTTCTCAGTCCTCATAAGGGCTTCCTATAATTCCAAGGGCGGCGGCTAAAGACCCAGAAGCGCCAATGCGGGACGGTGAAATAGCATCCACAGAACCCAAAATAGTAGAAATGTCGGCTTCATCTTCGTTTGATAAGTATTTGTATTCTTGTTTCTTCTTCTGTTTCTTTTGAGATTGCTTCGCGCTCTCAAGAGTAACCTCTTTACCTTCCGTTTGTTTCGGTGGTTTGTATTTGGGAACTGGTTCTGATTTTAGTTTCTCTAGTTTTGCGTCTTTTCTTCCACCAAAGTTTACAGCCTTCTGATCCCCTATACCTACGATAGCATCTGCACTACCCGGAATCTTCTGACCAAATATATCCTGCTTGTCAGTTCCAAACATCTTGGCAGTTCCATCTTTATTGACCTTGATTATAGCATTAAATCCACCCAAAAGATAGTCCTGTTTACCCGCAGGCGAGAACTGAAACAAGACTCCATCTGTTCCCTGAACGACACTTCTCCTTGGGATGGCTAGATTCTTAGACCAGTTAGGGTCGTATTCGTCTAGAACCCTCAACCATTCTTCTGCTGACTTAGGGCTGTGTTTGGCATTTAGCCTTCTTAACGTACCAAACTGTCTTGAGGAAACAATATCATTAAATGAGTTTCCTGCAACCCTAGTATTCTTTTTGTTAATAAACAGGGCTTCAGATGGGGCTTTACCTATAAATCCTCCACCAACTCCGCCCCACGCTTCATTTGACATATCGTAGATCAGGTCTGAGTCTGCGTCATCAAACATTAACTTAGACAGAGAGCGATCAAAGGGGAGTTCTTCCCCGAAATTTTTCTCAGCCCAATTCCTTAGAATCTCTGGGGCTTCCCCCATCATCCTGCCGTGTACGATGTTTTGGCCTAACTGCCCATGTATTTTTCTGGCAGAGGCTCTCATACCGGCGTTAATTTCGTCTGTAAAGCCACCCTCTCTTCCCAACTTTTTCAGTGCTTGGTAGTTGGCAAACTCTTCCCTTAAAGTATTTTCAGTACCCTTGGAGATTGGGGCATCTTTGTAAAACTGTCTAGCAAAATCCTTGGTTGTTTCAAGCATACCCAGAGCCGCATTTCTACCCGCTCCTAATGCCTCTTGACCCCCATAAAATCCCGGCACATAGTTCCTTAAATTCTTGACGTATTGGCTTATTATCTTGGGGAGTCCTATACCGGCCACATCAAGTGATGCCATAGCCGCATCACCTAGAGTTGGGGATTGAGTCTTGTCAATGGTCTTACCAACTACATCAGCAACACCCCCCACCAAATTTCTCCAGTTTAACAGATTTTCCGCCCTGCCCTCTGGAATGTTATGAGTCATCGCAGGCTCTACGAAATCGTATATCCTAGCCTTTAGGGTATCATCATCCACTATAGGGCGAAGGCCGCGATAAGGGTCTTGTGCTAAAGGTATAAGATTGGGCTGTTCTGCAAACTGATTCATATACTCTCTAGCATCCCTCTGATAGCCCTGTCGAGTTATATATTCCTCCAATAGCCCTCTCTGGTCATCTGCATACTGACCCCCCATCCTCTCCTGTAATTGCTGTAGTAGTGTCTTAGCCATATATTAGAGAATTCTTATGAAGGGTAAAATGTCCTGATGGTGAGTGGATAGAATATAACGCCATTGCGCTAGAAAAAAAAGGGGTCGCCCCGGGGTCGCCTAACGCGCCCCGCGCCACGCGCACATTAAGGAGGCCAGACTAGCAGGGTTCAGTTCAGCAGTAGTCCAGAATCGGCGGATTTATTTTGCCATAGATAGTAGCAAGACTTTACGCCGTTACCATGCCGGGGAAATAACCTACAATAGTAGTATGGTATTATCTGCGGATGGTCTGGGATGGTGTGAGAGTGTGTGTCTGGAATGTCATAAACTACACTTATACCCCTATCAAAACACTATTCGCACACTGTCCATTTATATGTTAAGGTTCGCTTCCCTTTAAGGGACAACGGGAGAAACAAATGAAAGACAGACTAAAGCATTTAGAAGAGGAAAACAAAATACTCTTTGCCATGCTGAAAAGCGCCTGCAAAGCAGAAAACAAACTGCTAGAAGAGATAGAAGAACTTAGGTTAGAACTATCTATCGCTTTAGACGGCCCTGAAAACTACCCTTTAGAAGATACTATGCAACAATGTATAGCCCACGAAATGGCTATGGATTACGAAGCATACTTTAAGGGATACGACGAAGAATACTAAACACTCAACAATATAGGACTAATCAAATGATAGTTATTGAAGGTAAAGAAAACATCGCAGTCTATAGAATGATGACCCTAGAAAAGGCGCTCAAACTTGAGATGATAGGTTTGAAGGGTCGGGGAAAATCAGCATACTCTATAATCAAGTCTGAATTCGGATTAAAGGGTAGCCGTGAAAAGGTTCACGCTCAATTCAAAGAGATGATCCGCGAATTAACCGAATAATCAAACCATAGGAACCAATACTATGAAAAGATCACAAGTCTATTTCAACCTTCATCGTGACCAATTCAGCGTCCAACAAAGCGGGAAAGTATACGCCCATGCCGATGGTGTACTGCTTGAGAATGCGCGGTTTAACGTGGCCAAAGCAGGCCAACGCAAGGTGCGCGAAACAGGGCGCAAGAATGTCCACGCTAGAGTGTCTGGGTATTCTTTTGAGGAAATCGCAAGCCATAGGCTAGTGACATTACGCCAAATGGTAGATTCATTTTACGCAACCGGGTGGAAAAGAGCGGTGTATAATCCTTATCTTACCGATACTTTCGTTGATGGTTCTACTGGCGAACCTGTACACGATGCCAGAAGGGTTTTGATGTTTATTGATTTGAACGGTAAACCAGTCATACTCTATCTTCCCACACTATCAGGCTAAACTAGCCTTACAATCAACCTAAGAACCCCGCTATATGCGGGGTTTTGGGGTGCAACCACTCAACATAGGAAAGCAAAATGTTAAAATTCGAGCCTTACAATGTGAAAGATAGTCTCAGTTATCGAACTAACCTGTACGCTGAGGGATACGCAGAACATATTTTTATAATATCTCAGAACCCCTATACTAAAGACTGGGATTTAAACGAATACTTATTCGGTGTTCTTGAGAGTGAAAAAACTTTTCGCAAACTGTCAGACGCTAAAGAATGGGCGAATCGCCAAAACGCATACCTTGAGGGAATTTAAAATGATCGAACAAATCAAACTCAGTAAAATGAGCGGTAAATTATTCGGAATTGGCGCGATTAATACCGATACAACAACAAACGATTTTTGTATTAAACAGCACTCATTACCAAAAAAGAAAGGTAATATCTGCTCTTTTTGTTATTCTCACAATATGCTAACAAAGCATAGAAAAAACTGTGTTCCTGCCTTTCAGCATAACTCTAGACTGTTATCTGAATTGATAGACTGGGATTTATTGCCAGTGATTAATCAGGCATATTTCCGCTTTAATGGGCATGGGGAATTAATCAATACCGCACACTTTGAAAACATCGTGAATATTGCGCGGAAAAACCCTCATTGCAACTTTGCATTGTGGACAAAACGCGCCTCAATTGTTCGCCAGTTTAAAGAGGAATTACCAGATAACCTGATTCTGGTATTCTCAAATCCTGCTATCGATAACGTGATTGGCGTTCCTAGAGGCTTTCATAAGGTTTTCAATAACGTGTCAAAGGATAGCAGTATCCCGCAGAACTGTACTGGCAAAAAGTGTATGGATTGCTTGATTTGCTACCGTAAAGAATCTGGAACCAATGTTATAGTTGAGGCGGTAAAGTAACTAAATCAGAAAAGTCTAATATTATTATAAGCCCCGTTTCGACGGGGTTTTTTTATGCGTGGACGATAACGCTATAACTCTCTCTCCGACGCTCTCAGTCGGCCTGTACGGCCTGACTACGACCCCTTAGTACCATCCCCTAGGGTTAGGTCTATCTCGCGTCTGACGGCCTTAGAATCGCGCTGATAGGCTGTCTTTGGTTTGTGCCTGTATCCCTTATAATTATCATGGGAATGTTTTTGAACTAGGTTTCGGCGCTTTGCTCTAGTTTGTCTGTCTGAACTCATTGTGGTATTTTTACAACACTGTTGTTTTTTTACAACAAATATAATTTAGGCATACTGCTAGGCAACCCCTATGTGATAGGTAAACCCTATCTAGGATGGTAGCCTGTAGATTGATTATTATCAGGGGTATACAGTACACGCCGTATACGAGGGCGGTGATCCCTTTCGGGTATAATATCACTTAAACCTGTTTTATACAGCACCCCGCGAATGTTGCGGGATACGGCTACAGCGCCGGGTTGCCAGTAAGCGCCATCAATCTAATTCCCTAGTCGGCAGATGGTGGCAGGAAAAGGGCCACATGATTTAAAGAGTCTACCACTCAATGACTTATTCTAATTCAAAAAGGTATTTCTGTCAATACTATTATCTATTAGGGAATATCCCTTTAATATCAATGACTTAAATTAATTAGATAAAAATGTGCAGATTGTTCTTGACAGACCTGAAACTATCGTGTTAGTATTCATTCCAGCGTAACCAGTAAACAATATGTCAAGGGTACAGGGTAGACGATTCCCCCGCCTTTGATGACCGATGAAACCGTAATCACCGGGGTTCTAAAATCCGAGGGATAAAAACTGAGGTAGGCCGAATGGACTACGCTACACTGTCCTGAGTATGACAGACATTTAGATCGGGGTTGCAGATGGTACATAATTGCTGGCACTATGGCTGGCTACATAATGACAGGCCATCCAGTCGACGGCTCACGATAAATGTAAAACTGCTTACTTGACAAACTTGAAACTATCCTGTAGACTTCGGTTACACACTCAAAACAGGAAAGAAAAATGAAAGAATTTGATGCCATGTATTACTGCGATATTTGTGATGATCCGGTGGGAACAGACACACATGGCGAATTCGAGGTATTTTGTGACGAATGCAAATGCGTTTATCCACATATGATCGAAAGAATACAAACCGCGCTATCGGAGGCTAAATAAATGAGACAGTCAGAAGCAATCAGAATACACAATGAGGCGGTAGCCCTTGCTCAAAAGGCTACTCAGGATCACCATGAAGAACATGGGGAATGGGATTGTTGCGGGTTTGCATGGGTCAAGATCAAACCCGCCACCCAATCATTCGCCAGACAGTTAAAGAAAGCGGGGATTGTGGATCACACTGCATGGAATGGCGGATATGATATCTGGAATCCGTCAGGCCACCCCACCCAAAACATATCCTCAAAAGAGGCGGGGGCTGAAGCCTACGCTAGACATTTGCAGGATAATGGTGTAAAATGTTATGCACAGTCAAGGCTAGATTAAGGAGAATGAAATGCCAAGCAACTGGATGATTGACACGCTTTCAAGATGGGAATGGGACGGCAACGGCGATGACTGGTGGCGACACAAATGCGCCCTGTATGCTGACAGACTGCAAGACTACCTTGACAAAACAAAAAGGGAAAGCAAGTCTAATGAGCAGATCAGGTCAGTAATGGACGGTCTACGCAAGGCATCCAAAGGGAACAATGACCAGATAGGATACGGCCATCTGTTTAAACTGGATAACGATATTATAGACGGCGAGATAAATGGTGTACAATTAACAGCAACAGCAAAGAAAGTAATTGAGAGGTCAATATGCTAACTAAAGAAAACTACGATGATGTTAAATGGGATTTGATGAACTATTCCACCAAGTCAATGCACAGGTATATCAAGGAATCTACCATCGAAAAGGTTTGGGAATTGCTTGATAAAGAGATTGACTTCGAAGAGATTGCAGACTATACTTACGATAACTACGGAGAATAAAATGACTATTTCAGAATCAGAGGCGCGACTGTGGAGCAAGTTAAGCGAGGCGAGGGTAAACAACGCTACACTGTCTACCGCTATAGCGCATGACATTTTTGATCTTGTCCTGCATGAGTTAGTATCAAAGCACCACGGCACAAAGGTTAATCATATCGTGGCAGATGAAACTTGGGATGCCATTGACAAAGGGCAGATATGCGAGGCGATTGAAGAGCATTTAGACCTAGTTTTGAAACACATTGAAGAGGGAGAATAAAATGTTTGATCCAGTCGAAAGAGATTTTAACGCCTTCTCAAAATCACAGTCTTATGCCGAGGATTTTGAAGAGGCCGTCAATGAGAGAGTACAGCAGGAAGTTGAGAAGTTCTTTGATGACCTAATCATTGATGACGTTCAGACCTATCTGGGCAATGATAACAGCATCGTGCTAGAGTTAAACGGCAACGGCTTTATGCTGACCCCGGAGGCTTTGGCTAAACTGTCAGACCTCAGTACATGGACGGTTCAGGAATACGATGATGCCATGTCAGAAGAGGATGACAAACGCAGGCAGTATGATTAATGGGCGAGTGGCTGAATGATTAAAGCACCGGACTGTAAATCCGAGGTCGGGGTATACCGAGCAGGTTTGATTCCTGCCTTGCCCACCAAACTATGATTGAGAAGAGAGCATTACGGATTCTCAGAAACATCCCCAAAAGAATGGTGGCTACTGTACGCCACCAAGGGGATGTGGAGTCTGAGACAATGATGAAGAGCGCGGTTAAATGTCTTGACATTCTATCCCGCTCCCGCAGAACAACAAACAAGATGATGATAGAGGCGTGGAAAATTTACTTGCGTATCCAGAATTTATCTGGTAAAATGCCCCAAAAGTTCCTTGATAATAACAGTAAGTCACCCGCTAGGGTTGAAAGCACAA